GGGAAGTTGGCACTCTCTTCGGAGACCCTGCCTCTCCATTACTGGAGACTCAGCTATGGCGAATGTACAAGTATCCGGGTCTGCGACCTGGGAAAAGTACAGAGATGGTATCCTCAACCGTTCGTATCCTAAGAATTACACATTTGATGTGACTTCTGAAGATACTAGGTCTGGGGGATCAGCTCCTATCGACGACTCAGGTTGGCGTCAGCCAACCGCTTACAGTCGTTCGGTGAAGGATGACTTTGTTGCCGGGTGCCAATCTCTTGGCGAACGTGGTTATATGACGTTCTCCGGCGACTCAGGTATACATCCCTACGGTTACTACGGTATTGCGTATAGGTCACATGCTGAGAATTTCCCAGCATGTACCGCTGCACAGACCGTACTGCCTCTTCTTAATGAAAAGACAGCCTATTTAGGGTCCGTTCGGAATGAAGCACTTAATAAACTCCTCGATAGAGGTGTTTATCTTGCCGAGACATTCGGCGAGCATCGTCAGACCATTGGTATGGTCACGAAGAAGGTGCTATACCTGACTCAGATCGCCAGGGCGATTCGGCGAGGTAATGTGAAGGAACTTAGTCGGCTCTTACGAGTCGATATTAAGAAAATTCCTAAACATTTCGCCGATGGATGGCTTGAGTATACCTACGGTTGGAAACCGTTGGTTCAAGACATCTATGACCTGGTTGAGTGGCACGAAGACCACGATCTGAATAGGCCATCCAACTATGGTGTCCACACTACACGTCGACCACAGGCCACCACCCGCGAGGTTTCTCGCACTGGTGACTATAGTGTAGGCGTGTATAATACGACCAATGTCACCGTAAGGTGGCAACGGAAGATGTGGGCCGTTTGCCGTTATGACTGGGTCTTGGATGACCCGGTCCAGGCAACTCTAGCGCAGGTGGGTCTTACAAACCCGCTCAGGCTAGCATGGGAGCTGTTACCGTACTCCTTTGTTTGCGACTGGATTATTCCGGTCGGGGAGTACTTATCCGCCATGGATGCGACAAGGGGTTGGAACTTCAAAGCCGGGTCGGAGACCCTATGCGTTGAAGCAACCTTGAAGAGTGCGACCGTCAATAGTACAACCTTAACCTATATAGGCGAGGTTGATCCGTTTTCGGTCAAAGTCGGAAATTGTCGCTTTTTCGAGATGCAGCGTTCCACGCTGACCTCGGAACCACGAGCGTCCATTGCCGGACTAGGTAAGTTCGGCGATTGGGTTAGCTCTTCGCACCTGATTACTGCCATTTCTCTCTTTGTTCAGCAATTTTACCGCTGACGACGAGGTTATGGTCGTATTTCAGGTTTCATCAACCTAAAGGAGATGAGAACGTGCCTCAAATTAGCACGCTTACGCTGGCCGATGGCCAGTCAACCCCCGTCAACCACGACTTCGTCGTGGATACGATTGATGGGCGCGTCGCTCGCTGGTTGGAGAAGACTGCTTCTTCATCTAACGGGTGGTATCCTCTTAGCGCATCGCTAAGACCTCCGACGGCTGGGCAAAAGGAGAAGCACTCCGTGTTTCGCCTCACCCTGGCACTGCCTGTGGTGCAAACTGAAACGGTAGACGGCATCAGCCGTCCTGTCGTTGTTCGCACCGCTCGCGCCAACGTCGAGCTCAAGCTCCCCGAGACCGGGGACTCTGACGAACGCGCCGATCTGGTTGCGTTCGTGGTCAGCGCATTGTCGCACGCAGATATTGCGGCGATGATCACCGACCTCGAGGCTCAGTACTAGTGCAGGGATGGGACTATGTTCCATCCCTTCATTGCTCATTTCTGCCATCTTTTGTGCACAGTCTATGACGGCCCGGTTTTCTGGGTCGAATTATGCGAGATCTTTTGTCTCGCAGGCTGTGCCGTAGGTGGCTGAGCTGTTACAATCTTGTAACAAGAACTGAGTTGCTTGTTGGATAGGCTCAATCAGGAGAACCCTATGAGCTGTACCCGAAAGACCTCTGTTCCTAAGCGGAAACGCAAAGTAAAACAGAGGAGAAGTCGTCCGAGCTATCATCTCGATAGCTCCCAGCTAGCACTTAGCGAAGCTAGCGTTGAGTCGTGGCTAGATTTTCTAGCCATGAACCAGGACTCTGTGGTCTGTAAGGATTTACTCAGACTCTGGAATCAAGATCGTAAGATCGAGATTTTGGAGTATGAGATCAATCCAAGCGACTATAGCGATGCTTCTTGCTTTAGGCGGGATTACCTCGCTGTAAGTATGATGTCTAAAGTTCCCTTTTGGGAACTTGACGGCGTTGACAGAGCTGGAAAAGCTCTGGAGAAGTTCCGACAGTCAGAAGTTGACTGCGCGGCTACCAATCAGAAGTTCGAAGCGGGACCAGGCCAATTTAGTGGTCTGGCGAGTGGGGTTATTCTGACCGCCGCTCGTAAAATTTCCCGTCTTCTTGGTGAACTTGATTGGAACACCGTTGCAGAATGCTTTGACTGGGGCCCTGGCGCCTCCACAGTTCATAGGAGGCGTTACGCGGATAGCTATTATAAATTCGGTAGCAAAACCGAAGCTAGCTATAACCTCACTCCCCTGATCCCGGCTCTAAAGAGCTGGTTTCAACCGTTATGGTCACCGGATGTGACCCTGGTCTCGGGGGGTAAAGGTACCACTGTCCCGAAGAAGGCAACTGTCGATCGTTTCATCATGATCGAACCGCCGTTAAACTCCTTAGTCCAAAAAGGACTTGGTGGAGCCATGCGGCGCGCCTTGCGGAAGATCGGTCTTCTAACTCCTGATGCTCAGGAGCTGAATGCCGAAGCAGCCCGTCTGGGTAGCATCGATGGGAAGATCGCTACGATCGACCTATCCGGTGCCTCCGACGGAATCGCTATGCAACTAATCGTTGCATTACTTCCTCAAGACTGGGTTTCGGCCATAGAGATATGCCGTAGCCCGAACTGCCTTCTACCTGATGGTAGCTCAGTTGAGCTCCAAAAGGTATCATCCATGGGAAATGGATTTACATTTGAGCTCGAGACACTTGTGTTTTGGGCTCTGTGTACCTCCTATGTTTCCATTATGGGTGGTTCGACATCAGACATCAGGGTCTATGGAGACGACATTATCATGCCGTCTGAACACGCTGAAGGATTCAGCAAAGTTCTCCTTGAGCTCGGTTTTCGGGTCAACCCGGATAAGAGCTTTTGGACCGGACCTTTCAGGGAGTCGTGCGGTAAGCACTACTTCTTGGGTGTCGATGTTACTCCGTTCTATGTGCGTGATCGTGTGGCCCGCATTGACCGTTACTATTGGCTTGCCAATAGTTGGTTGATGTGGGGTCTATCCGACAGTTCGTCGATAGGCCAGTTACTTCGCGATGATATCGTAAGTAAACTGCCACTTGCTTTTCGCACAATTCCCATCCCGTTGCAGGCCGGCAGCGATACCGGCCTTTACATGGACCTCGACGAGGCCGTCATGTTTGACGTGTCTCGTGCGAGGATAGGATGGGAAGGTTGGCGGTACCCCTACCTGAAGCGACTCTCACGAGTTGCCGATGGTGAATTAAGGGCGCCGTCAAGGCTCGCCAAAGCTATCCATAGCTTGGAACGAGTCAACGGAACTGGACAACCAGACTTAATGTCTGGCAGCTGGGAGGGTCGAGTCGGTTTCGACGAGATCCTTACTATCATGCCTCTGAAGTTTAGAGGTGTGATTACCAGCTCGAGGCGCGCCCGAAAGGGTAATATCTCTCCCAGTGCAGTTACCAGACCCTTATGGGAATGGCGGCTGTGCGACGGTAAGAGACGCGCTTTAGTCCAGCAGTGGTTAGGACCTAATTCCTTCTAGGTCCTTATTGGGACGTTTTGTCCCGGGGTGGCCAGCCAGTTGGCC